CCTTGGAAAAATTAGAGATGCAGGGCCTTTCAGACCAATACCAGTCACACCACCAGGTGGTCCAAGAGTTATAAAGGATAGTCCGAGATTAAAAAGACTCATGAATCAAAAAAACAAAAGAGAGAAAATAAAAGAAGGTATTAAGAAAATAGGTTCAGTAATTGCTAGAACAACTCCTCTTGGTGCTGCGGCAGCTGCTGGAAGAAAAGCAGCAGAAAGAATAAGAGATAAAGCTTCGAAAAAAAAACCTTCAGGGCCTCAAGGTAGAAAGGGTAGAGGTGGAGCAGGATCTAAACCCGCACCAAAACCAGATTCATCTTTAAACCCAAATCCTAAAACACCAAAGTTGGCAGCTAGAAAAGGAAAATTTATTCAAAGAAGAATGATGCTCGCTGGAAAATCAGACGGTGATACTTCTTTTGATGCAAAGAAAAGAGCACAAGACATGGGTGTCATTGATAAAAAAACTGGTGCTGGTAGAAAAAGATTTATGGAAGCAGCTAAATCTGTTAAGTTAGGTAAAAGACTTCTTATTCCAGTTGCAATTGGTATCGCTGGCATTCAAGCTTTAAAATCAAAAATGAAAAAAGATAAAAAAGAAAAACCTAAGAAAAAAATGGGTGGCGGTATGATGATGAAACCTATGAAAGCTGCAACAGGTGCAGCATTAGGAGCGATCAGTGCTGGAGCAGGAGCTATTGGTGCTGCTGCTTTAAGAGGAAATAAAAGAGTTAGAGCGCAAAAAGCAGCAAGAAGAGACGCTGCTAAAGTTAAAAAGAAAATGGGTGGTGGCATGATGCAACGACCTATGGGTATGTATAAAAAAGGCATGATGGTCAAAGCCAGAGGTGGCGGAATGGCAAGAACAAAACCTACAAAAATGTACTAGGAGGGACTATGTCCCTGAAGGGTCTACTTAAATTTGGTCAGAAGTTACTTAAAGGTAGAAAAGAATCTGCAACACCGGCTACTGGACAACAAACAAAATTATTAACTTACGAAGGAAAAGGTTCACAGGCCACCGGCCAAGAACTTGCTCGTCAAGAAATAAGGAACCCACCAATAGTTCTTAACAAAACAGAATCGTTACACATGGGAGATAAAACAGCTCCTGCGTTTGGTTCATCTACATATGATTGGGTGATGAGAAAAGGTCGTGGACAGTACACAGCTGATGAGTGGCTTGAACATCTTACATCTACAAGAAAAGAAAATTTTAAAATTTTTGGTAAGCCAGCTACAAAATTAGTTAGAAGCGAAAAAAAATTTAAATATGATAGAGGACCCTTTGCAGGTAAAGAAGTTACTATTAACAAAGAAGAATTATTCGACTCTAATCTAGCTAGATTTGATTCGGGTGGTAATCTAGTTGGTGGTCTATTATATGCTGCCAAAAAAACAGGAGATAAACTTGACGCTAACACTGTTGGCAATATGATAAAAATGAATCCTGTTAATAGATTAAAGCCCACCGAATTTGGTGTTTCAAAAGAAGTTGTGGATAAGTTTAAACGTGTAAGTCAAACTTCAGCAGATCAATTAAAAAATATTAGAAAAAATTATTCTCAATCTGTAATTGCTGGTTCAGATGAAATTGTAGAAGGTATCGATGAGGTTATTTACAAACTAGGAGGTTTGCAAGATGATGCAAGTAGAGGTGGTGGCGCAATAACAGAATTTTTAAGTGAAATACAAGCTTTAAAAAAAGCTGCTAGATTGAGACCTGAAGATAGAACAGTTTTAAATAAAATTATTGGAGAAGTTGGAGACGCTCATGCACCTTTCAAAAGAAATAAAACTTATTATCAAGGGGAGACAAGTTATACTTTCCAAGGTGGTAAAGATTATAAAGAAGTTGTATTTAATTTAGATGAAGCTATTCCAACCAACCAACAAGCTTTTAAAACTGGTGGTCACTTCAGTGATACGGGTTTGAAAAATCAAATATATCATTTACGATACGATACTAGATTTACACCAGATGGTAAAAAAGGATATTTAATACATGAAATACAGTCTGATGTTAATCAAAGCATATCTAAAAGATTTTCTAAATCTGATTTGTTGAGTGGCGATATAAGAACAAATCCATTTAATGCAGATATTGAATTAGCAGCATTGTCAAATCAAAGATTTAATCTTCTAAGACAAATAGAGGATAGTATTGCAAAACAGGACTCTACAAAAGTTTTTGCGTTACAATCAAGTTTGAAAAACGTAATTAAAAAAATTGAAAAGATGCAAACACGTAGAGGAGCAAAAGAAGATTATTTTCCTTTTGTTGAAGCTGATGCCTACGGTGATCATGCCTTGAAATATCTTGTACAAAAAGCAGCGAGAGAAGGCGTAGATTTTGTAGCCGTTGCCCCGTTTAACAAATTAAGTTTTAGACAAGGTTACAAAGCGGGTAACGAAAGATTTTATGGATACTCATCAGGTAAAGGTATTGGCAATAAAGGTAAAGCTGTAATGCCTGATCTCATGCAAAAATTAAGTAGATTATATTCTTCAAAAGCTGGACCACAAAAATTATCTTTATCAGATCCAAAGCTACCATATAAATCTGTTCAAAAAGATAAGTTTAATTACAAAGGTAAGGGAGGTGAAAAAGGAAAATCTATTACCAGTGAGTATCATGAAGATGCTGTTAAAAATCCAAAAAAGGGTTACAAACTTATACTAGAAAATGATCCAAGGTTGTATTTTGATGCATTTGCGATTAAGGTGGTTCCTGCAATGAGAGGTACGCAAAAAACTTACAAGAGAACTGGAGGACTTGTTGTGGATATCTTTAAACCTATGAGGTACAATACATTATGGCTGTAGAAAAAAATGAAGAAATAATCGCTGATGAGGCGCAAGTTGATAAAGTTGAGGAGCAACCTGAAGGTTTACCTGTTGATGTAACAGTTGAAGGTGAAGAGATTGTTGAAGAAAGACCTCAAGACGATTTTAATGCAAATTTAGCGGAAGACATGGACGAGAGGACATTGAGAGAAATGTCTTCTGAGTTAATTGAAGAATATAAAAAAGATAAAGTTTCAAGAAAAGATTGGGAAGACGCGTACATCAAAGGATTAGATTTACTAGGCACAAAATATATTAATGTTACTAGACCATTTAAAGGTGCGTCTAATGTTACTCACCCTATGTTGTCTGAAGCAACGACACAATTTCAAGCACAAGCTTATAAAGAATTAGTCCCATCTGATGGACCAGTAAGAACTCAAACTGTTGGATTAAAAACACCTGCAGTTGAACAACAAGCTGAACGTGTCAAAGAGTATATGAATTATCTTCTAATGGAGGAGATGGAAGAATTTACTACAGACATGGATCAGATGTTATTCTATTTACCATTGTCTGGCTCTACTTTTAAAAAAGTTTACTATGATGAATTGCTTGGTAGACCAGTTTCAAAATTCATACCTGCAGAAGATATAGTTGTCCCTTATTATGCATCTGATTTAAAAGATTGTGAAAGAATAACTCATGTTGTTAAGATGACAAAAAATGAAGTTATAAAAAAACAAGCAGCAGGTTTTTACAGAGATATAGAATTAACTGAAGGTGCAGCTGAGCAAAGTCAATTATCAAAAAAAATTAGTGAGCTAGAAGGAGTAAAAAGCACAGGATCTGATTATCTACACACAATTTTAGAAATGCATGTAGATTTAAATTTAGATGATTATGAAAATTTTGATGACAAAGCAAAAAAAATAAAAATTCCTTACATTGTAAGCATTGACGAAGGTTCTGGAGAAATATTATCAATATACAGAAATTATCAACCTAACGATTTAAATTATACAAGAATAGAATTCTTTGTTCATTACAAATTTTTACCTGGTTTAGGTTTTTATGGTTTTGGTTTGACGCACATGATTGGTGGTTTATCAACAGCAGCGACTCAAGCTTTAAGACAATTGATTGATGCAGGTACTTTAAAAAATTTACCAGCAGGATTTAAGTCTAGAGGAATAAGAGTTAGAGATGATGATCAACCC